TAGAAGACTATTATCTATTTATTTTTACAACCCTTAGTTGGTATCCATTTACAATGTGATTGATCTTCACATTTTGGTTTTTTTCTTAAAAATAAATCACCGCTTTCGCAATCTAATTTTTTAGGTTCTTCTTTATCTAACTCTTTCACATGAGAATCACCTTTTACTAATTTTAATTTATCTATTTTAACTAAATATACTGATCCGTTTTCACCACTTTTTTTATTTGGTTTACAACATATTCTACATTTATCTCGGTTTTTTGTAAATCCTTCTACTATATATTTTTTATTTTTCCAAATAACTGTTGATCCAATTATAATTTCTTTTGGTTCTTCTACTTCAGGTTCTTCTTCTTCATCAGCTTCTTCTATATCAGGTTCTTCTACTTCTACTTCAGACTCTTCTTTAGCTCTAGCATCCTCTTTCGTTTTTGTATCTTTCATAGAAACATTTAATGAATCATTATTGACTAGGAATTCTTTAATATGAGATTTTTCAAATAATTCTTTTATTGTAAATATTTGTTTATCTTCTATTAAAACATTTGTCAGATATTCTTTTTTATTATCAATTATATCAAATAATATAATTATATTCTTTTGCTCTAAGTTATCTTCTTTAATAATAAAATATACTTCATATTTATTTTCAATTTGTGAGAATTGTTTAGTTATATATAAAAAACCTACATTTTCATATTTATCAGATAATACTATTTTTTCTAAATTCTCTATGGTAATTGTATCATCTTCTATTCCAATTGTTTTCTTTAATTCTTCTTCTGTAATTTCTTCATATTCATCTATTAATTTTATGCAATCTGTAATTATTTTATAATTAATAGTTGATTCTGAATTATATAAAAGTATTTTAGCTTTATCTGATAATACCTTCTTAACTATAACTGGTGATTGACTGATATACATAGATATACTATTTCGTTCAATTAAATTATCATTCATAATAGATTCATTAAAGATATCTTTATTCATAATATATATATTTTCTTTATTGAATAATATATTTAAGTAGTCATCTATATACTCTATGTGCGTGAAAAAATATTCAGTCGGTGGTGTCATTGATCTCAATTCATGTGGTTCAATTTTATAATTGATTGAATAAAATATATTAAAATCATCATTTTTATCTACACCATATATTAATAATAATTCAATAAATTTATATATAAACTTATCTTTTATATTATCTTTTTCTGAGTTCTTAATTAATAATTTACAAGATTTATCAAAATAACATGGTAGATTACATCTATCTTTATTAACATCTATGCAAATATTTTTATTTATATATTCATCATTATAATCATTGTCTGATTTAATTATTATTATATTACTTATAAATTCATTTATTAATTTATATAATTCTTCTCTTTTATGATTTTTTGTTCTAATATCATCTTTTATAATTTTATTTATTTTATCTACATATTTTTCATTTTTATCTTCTTTTAAATATATTAGTATATTACGATTAAATATAGATATTATTTGCATTTCACAATTATATTCATTTGTAAATTTTATTCTATCATCTGTTTCAGTAGTATCAAGTGATATTAAATGATCTAATTTAAATAAATCCATAGTGCCTTTTATACTATATTTATTATGTAATTTTATATTATATTTTTCTTTTATGGGTATATAACTTTGATTAGTAAATAGAATATTAACTATATCCTTACCTTTACGCCTATCTTCAACTATTATACCAGCAATTACATATTTATTATTTTGTATAGTTTTAATAAATTTGATAGTGTCTTCATAATTATTTATATTTAATGAGTCAAATTCATATACTAATTTATCAAATTGTTTCGTTCTTATTCCACATGGTTTTATTGGAATAACATAATTATCATTTGTTATTATATGTGATATCTTATTATTTGTATCAATATAATATTTAAATAATTCTTTGTCTGGTATTAATATTTCAATCTCATCTAATAATGATATATCGGGATCATCTTTTACTAAGATATTTATGTGTTTTTTTATTATATCAATAATTGAATCAATATATTTATTTTTATTATTATATTTTAATAAAGATATCTTTTCCTTAATTGTTTCTTGAAAATATATTGGATCATACATTTCCCGATTCTTATATATAATTATCATGTTATCTGTTGAGTATTCATATTTATCTATTGGTACCTTAATTCTAACATCTTTATTTACATCTTCAAATACTATAAATGTGAAATCATTGAATTCTGATAATATATTTTTTATAACTGGTAAAATATATAAATCATCTTTATATGTATTGGATCTGATATAATTAATATAATTATTAATAGATCTATATATCTTATATAAGTATGTATGATATTTGTCATCTTTTAGATACTCTATTAATTCTTTAACATTTTCTTTTTTGTTTAAAGTATTTAATACAAACCTAATATAATCTAACTTTAATTTACTTATATTTAATTCATTAATTGGTGATTCTGATTCTTTAATTTCTAATCCATCTTCTTTTTTATTACATTTCCATTTATATACTTTTCCATTATCACCCATAGTTATTGCAGATTTTGAATCAGATGATATTTTAGATATATTCCCAGATATTATTTTTTTGGACGCATTTAAGCATTCTACTCTTAATCCTACCTCCGTTGAGTCTGATTTGAAATTTTCATCAGTTAGATCACTGATATTTGTACTGAATAAATTAAGTATTTCACCATTTCCTGCAGATATATATCCTTCAATATCTAAATTAATCTTATTAATTATATATTCATTAAAGTTATCAATTTTTTTGCTATAAATATATTCCTTAAACAATATAAACATAATATTTGAAATATTTATGTTATCTGAATACAGTTTATTTAATAATATATAGCAATCTTTTTCGTTTAATTTAAGTTCATATCCTGGCAAGATTTTTGCAGAGAATGCTTTTAGTACTATATTTCTATTTTCTTTAAAATCTTCTTTTAAATCATTTCTTTTTTGCCAATTAAATACATCTTTCTTTCCAATTAAAGATTCAAGTGATTTTTTAATTGTATTATCTATTGAATCTAAATATTTTTTTTTAATTATTTTAATAATTAATAATTTATTAAATTCAGTAATAAATGCATCAATTTTAAAATTATCTAATTTATATTTTTTTAAATCTATATTAAATACAGTATCATATATTTCTTTATTATCTAGATATTTAGATTTGAATATATTAATATTTTTAGTTAAAAATTCTTTAAGATCAGGAATGTCTATTGTATCATTTATCTTTTTACTACTACCACCTAGTTGGTTTTCATTATCAATTTCTTCTTTGCCATCATCATATCCTTCATTATATGCTTTTAGATTATTATCACCCACATTACGTTCGTTATAGTCATATCCATCGACACGACCTTTTTCATATGCTATATCATATAATTTGTCTTCTTCTTCTGTATTTTTCACCACATCTGCATCATCATATATTTCCATTATACATTCCATAATTGTGTGCTTATAGGTTCCATATCTAATGAAACCGCATTGATACTCTTTATTTTTAATTTTACCAGTTTTAAATAATTCTTTATTATTTTTTAGGTTTGCCTCAGAGTTTAAAAAATTATCATTTTGTTTAAATAAATTTTTAAGTCTATCATGTATGTGACAAGGTGTATTTTCTTTACATATATCAAATGATGATATTGTTATTATATTTGTTTTATCTTTTAACTCTTTGATATTAAAACAACATGGCATATGCAATCCATCTGGATGTGGTTCATTCATAAGTCTTACTGAATAATCAGTAATACCTAAGTCTGGTCCCCAAAAAATAGGACTATCTTTAACGATTATACCTGTGTGCGTTTTACCTGAATCATTTCCATGAATTATTTCATCTTTATCCCATTTATAATCACTATTTGGATCTAAACTAATTTTTCTTTTGATATCCCAATATTTGGGACAAATATAATTTAACTGTTTATCATCACTAGACCCAATTCTTAATACATTACTATATGAATTTGGACCGGACCCTAAATTTTCACTATCATTAATATATTTTAATTCATCATCAGTTAATACAATTGGATGTCTGTCAGATGGTTGACAAACTTTACTATATGGTTCTATATCTGGATAATCCTTTGCTTTCCATGATATTAATTTTTTATCTCTACCCTTTTCTTTCATTCTAGACAATAAATATCCTGTACCCCCCTTCTGTTTTTTACTTGAACTAGAATTACTTGATGAGTCTGATGAGTCTGATGAAGATGTAAGATCACCTAAACTAACTACTTCTCTATCTGATGATTCAGCACTACTAGATGATTCAGAACTACTAGGTGATTTATCTATTGAAATCAATCCACTTAGATTAGTTGGACCCAAATCAATATCGATATCAATATCATCCTCGTCATCATCAATACCAAAGGCATCTGCAGCTGCTGCTAATTCTGATACTAATGTATCATCTTCATTGATTTCTTCAATATATTTTATATCAAATGGTATTATTTTTGTAAAGTATTCTTTTCCCTTTGATAGCAGATTATTATCTAGATATATTTTATAAAATTTAATTATAAATTCCAAGAATACCAATATCCTTGAATATTCAGTAGTTGATTTGCAATTAATAATATTTATAATTAATGTATTTGTGTTTTTTGTAATTATTATATCAGATCCAGGTTCACTTGTTGCAATTGTATATACTTTTTTCTCTTCAATTATTTTCCCTCTTACAGATTCTTCCCATTCACTTATTTCTTTTTCAGCTTCTTCTATTGTAATTTCAAATGTATTACTAAATATATTAACTACAGATTCATTATTTAAATTTAAGTTTGGATTTTTTAAAGTAGATATAATTGACTGTCTTATAGTTAAATTAGCATAATTACTTACTCTTTTATATCTAATGTTTATCATATTTTCATCTAATTTTTCCTCAACTATTCTAACATATGTCCAAAAATTTTTGAATACATTTAATAAAATTTTCAGATCAATATTATTACCCTTGAAATTAGTATCTTTATATTGAATCTCTGAATCAAAATAATCAATTTCTGTTAAGTTATTTATTTTTAATTTATAATTCCATTTAAAATCAAATAATTCAATTGATTCTCTGCTATATATTTTGTATTTATTTATTATATTATTTACGAAATCATTACATTCTTTTATTATTGTATCAATATTATCTATTATTAAATCTATTTCATTATGATTATCAATTATTACTTCAATTTCTCCATCAGTGTGTATAATTAGCGATACATATAATAATTCAACTAATAATTTAAATATAACAACATTATCGGAATGTAAATATTTTGGATATCCATTAATTAATATTGAAAACCCCGATATCCATCTCAAACATAGCGATTTGTCTATATCATTATTTTCAATAGATTCATTATTTTCAATAGATTCTTTATGTAACTTATAATATGAATCATCGTATGAATTTAATATTAATTTACTAAATGGATATTTCTCTGATAATACTACATCAGAAAATAGTTTAATTATATTAATTGATTTATCAGATGATTGATCTTGGGTTAATTTCATTAACTTAAATTTAAAATCGCATTTCAATATCACTTCATTATCTTTAGAAAATATAGAGTTATTATCAACTCCACGATTGACTATTTTAATCTGTTCTTCTAATTTATTTAATTTATTTTTCAATGATTTTTTAGTTTCATTAAATTCTGAACGATTATATGTATTTAGTATATACTTTATATCTTTTATCTTTGGCCAATATTTTTTAATAATACCATAAAAAAATAATTCCTTATTTTCAATACCCTCTATTTCCTTAAATTTATTATCATCATATTTAATATTTAAATCAATTTTTCTAGTAATTAAATAATCTTGTAATCTAATGAAATGTATTTCTTCTAAATCTTTTATATCTTCTAATAATTCATTATAATTTTTATTATATATAATTGATGTCGGATATCCAGTATCATCTACAAAGTTTTTATCTACTTCTTTATCTGGTATGGTAACTTTTATTTCTTTATTTAAATATTTAAATGCGAATGGCTTAATCTTTGCATTATCCCCTATACCAACTTCATACCATGCGTATATAAAATCGCCTATGGTATTATCTACATATGGTTTATCGCCTTTACAATATATTGCAATTTTATCTAATACAGTTTGTATTTCATCATCTTGATTAAATCTAAATTCTGTATTATTTGAAATATAATTATTAAAATCATATCTTTTTTTAGTAATATGATTTATAACTGTATATGATTTTTCTGGTATAGATGTATTGCAAAAATCATTATGATTCGATGTCATATAATTATAGAAATAAATTAAATTAATGTATTAAAAACGATAGGGTGTTTTATTAATTAATGTTCCACAATAATCTACTGGGTTTTTAGAATAATCTATAGGTGTATATACACCTACTTTGTCGGCTTCTTTTAATAAGTACCCCATATTTTCCCAAAAAATAGGTGGGTGTCCATTTTCTTTTGTCATCAAATGTGCTAATTCATGAATTAATACAAACATCATTGTATTATTATCACTTATAACATTACCTTCTTTATCTCTAACACATAATACAATCTCTTCTCCTTTATTTAATGAATATGCCTTATATGATTTATATTCTAAATTTTCACCCAATCTTTCTGGATTATAATATCTACATAATCTCTTGACATCATCTCGATCATTATTTTTTAAATATTGAATCAATTTTATAGTACTTTGATTAATAGATGCTAATAAATCTGCAACTTTTTGATTATCCGGTGTATCAGCTATACGATATTCCCGATTATCTATACTAGATTTAACATTAACTACATCCTTATTTTTAATATAATAATTAACTGATATCATTATTACAATAATCGATACTAATACAATTGTTGATGCTTCCATTCTTATTATAAACTTATATTTAAATTTGAAATATTTTATTATTTAAAAATAATAAACAATATTTATTTATATGAATAATGATTATAATATTCATTTATTAGATATACAATCTGATGATGTTGATAATCAATTCACTATAACATTATATGGTAAGAATGAAAATAATGAAAATGTAGTATGTCATGTAGATGATTTCAAACCATATTTCTATGTAAAAATACCTGAAGATTGGTCCATTGATAAATTTGTAGTGCACATTATTAAAGATATAGAAAAAATGAAATTTAAGCCATATG